TGTTCTTCATAAAGAAAGTCCACTAGCTGACGAAGCAGTCGTACTGGCAACTTCTTTATTTGCTTTTCATCGAAGTTGGCATCGACCCTGTGAATCACTGTCGATGCTAGGCGATATAGCTGTTCCGTTTCATTGGGCTGTCGTTCCATTATTTCCGTGAGTAACGGCAAGTCATCCCCAAGTATTTCTAGTTGTCTAGTGACGTCTTGGTTCTGGATTTCGCCCAACATTTCAGCAATCTGTTGCAATGACTTGTTTTGTTTCTTAGCTAGATTACTGGCAAAGCGAAGGAATTGCATTTGCCAAGCCTGTGCTTCCCGTTGTACCTCATTAAGGACATCCAGTTCTTCCCCCAATATGTCGCCATACTGCGGAACCTCCAAAGATGCCTTGTCCCCCACTTTCTTTGTAGTGACCTGTAACGAATCGAAAATGCTAGCCATAGTGATTTAACTGTACTGCTACTATATTGTAACACAAATAACCCCACAATGTGAAATACAATGTGGGGATTCGATGGTTTGGGGTACGTGTATCTGTTATTTCTGGATCGTTTCAACCGGTGTCATGATTACGATGCTTATTTCGTAAGGTCTACCAGTCTTTTCATGTAGGTCTTTAGCAACTTTGCGGGCATCGGGGAAGTTTATAAAACCGAATCCTTTACCAAAATCATTTCCAGCTACCCACTGAGGGAAAGCCTTGTTGGTATAAGTGTTTCCTGAAGTATCTTGAATAACGTAAAAAGTAGTCATGGTGGTTCCTAATCTAAGTCGTAGAATAGATGGGCGGTAATGTATGCGTGCATTTGTTGTCGTTGTTTTACGGTGTGGGCCACATCGCGGGCATGGTCCAAAGACCCAAAACATTTAACTAGTACAAAATCAAGTGTGGGCACCCATTGCCCACTGGTGCCATAGTATTCGCCTTTACCGTTCCGCACAACGTAAAATGCCTTCATTCTGAATCTTCCATTACTACAAACAGTATAGCAACAAGTTGTAAAGGTGTGTCTACGCTACCCTTAAGTTCTTTGTAGAATGCCTTAGCTTCATCGTAATCTTCAAATGCGCGGGCGTAGCCTAAATCCAGGTAACTGACCACTTCAGTCGCACTGTTGTAACAATTTCCTTCCCCGTCCCGGACGACGTACATTACAGCCATGATTATAACCCCTTTAATCTTTGCTGGAATCGTTTTGACTTGCGCTTCAAAGACCGCAGTTTAGCCGGTGCCTTGAAACTTTTATCATTGCGTTTATCTTGCGGCACTGATTCGTGCTTTTTGATTTGATTGGACTGTTGCATTGTTTTTACCTTTATTCTTTCATTGAAACTAGGTCGCTTTCTGTTACCCCTGCTGGACCGAATAGCCTTAATTCACCGATACATAAATAGTCGTTAGTCGACGTGGTATGACTGAAGCGTAAAGCGTAAACAGGGTATGGTACATTGCACTGGGGTAGTTTACTTAAATCCAATGTAACCCATCGTTGGTTCGATGTCGCTATATCAATAGAAGTAAGTCCATAGTTAAGATTGTTTTTATGCCCGAAGACTTCTAACCTGTTTGGTCCTTCGGCGTATTCCGTACTGCCCCCATAGAATTGAACCCGTTGTAGGGGATATTCTGCTTCTTTTATGGCGCTAGATAACGTAACGTTCAAGTAACAATATACTACAACAGCGTTACCTAAGTTGGCGTCCTTAGTTACCACAAGTCCAGTGTTAGGGTCATTGTTTTGAATGTATGAAACATCCATTAGTCGGGTACCTTTTCTGTTGTAGCGGATTTGATAAGGTACACCCGGCTGTAATCTAGCTAAATAAGGCATCGGTGCAAATAGTGTCTTATCAATTTGGCGGGAATCGTCGATGTCCTTAGATAAATCTTCGGTTACGATACCACTCGATATGGGAATCAAATCAACAATGCGTTCACCATAGATGATTGGCACTGGGTTACCTTGTGGACCTACGTCAGCCGCGTTACCGAAGATAAAACTTTTCTTTTCCTTGTCGTCGTCCTTCTTAGCGGTCTTGGCCATCATTTGGGAAATACCTGACCCAACCAATGCCAGACCCGTTAGCCCCAAAGTAGTCGCCGATATTGACAAACCGGCTAGGCTGATGCCGCCAGTAAAGAACGCCGCCCCAATTAAGGCAACACCTAATAAGCTTTTCAACAGTCCCCCGCCTTGTGCTGCGGGAACGGGTGCAACGATGACTAAATCACCAGGTAACTTATCGAACAGTTGGCCCTCATCAACACCTTCAGGGAAATCCAAGGAAGTTATGATTTTCAACGTAATGTTGTTTTCAGCCAGTTCATTGCAGTAGGTTAGGAAGTCTGGGTAGTTGGCAGCAAGATAACGCAAAGCATCAGCGGCATGGTCAAGATGCACGTTGTTGTGTAACCGGCCATACCTTTGGCCCAGCTTACCTAGTAGTTTTAATGTGGTCATTACGTTATATTCTTGAAGTCTTCTATATTATACCTTGTAACTGGCTTTTGTAAACCCGCTGCTTTTTCGAATGGGGTAACACCGTAATTTACATCATTCGTTGAAAGCTTCTGGATTCGGTCCTGATGGTCTTCGAACCAACCGTCGTCTAGAAATTCTGCCCACTGGGGTTTGAACGGGGATAACTGGACACGACATTGGGGGTGCGCTAGGTCTACAATATCAGTGCGCTTAAATATCTTGCCACTACGTGCCTTGCAGAAGCCACAGATTCGGTTATCTTCCGTTTCAATGGCTATGACGTATTCAATCCCATTTTCTTCATACAAAGCCTTGTTGGTGGCAGCATAGGTTGAAATAGTTTCGGTCCGCGCAATGGTTTCTGCTTTGGTTTTAGTCACTTCGAACTGCCCTTGAATCAACGTAGCAACCTTAGCAGGTCCAGCACCAATAGCAATAGAACCAGTAAGTATATCTGATACTTTAGTCTTGAAGACATCGCTGTGCCCCTTTAGTCTAGTAGTCGCTAGCTTTGCTGAAACCTTTACGGCTTTCTTGTTGAATTTAATGCTGTTAACTTCATCGAATAATGGATCGTCCAAAGGGGCTAACACTTTGATTAAGTCCTTACCCGTCGTTAATCCCATTTCTTGTGCCACGGCGATAATTCTTTCATATTCCCCTTGGATCAAGGGAATGTTACTAGGATTAACTAAGTCCAAGTAATCTTTGATCTGGGTCACCAAAGCTGCAGACCTAACCACAGGGAAAGGAATTGTATCCCCCTTCATGTACGTAGGGTAGTATCGCTTAATTTGTTTTTCCAATTGAACAAACGAAACAGCCATTGCCCGATTGATGTTTGCAATGGCTTCATCTTCCAGACTGGCCAATTCTTTGCTTCTACGTAACCCTAATTTTTCAGCGTCTTCTAGACCCATTGTTGACCCCTTGGAAATATTGTTTCGATCGAAGCGGGATTATTGAAAATCTTGGACAGGGAAACATAACCCACATAGATATTGTACATCCTGTCGAACTTGTCATTATACGTGGGCCATCGGTAACTGTATTGTTTATAAATTATTTGGTTCATCCACATAGTCACATAATATGATACCGATTCCAAACCACAATCTTTTACTAATTTAGTTAATCTTTGGGCGTTGTCTACTTTTATAAGCCGTTTTAACGTATAACGGATTGGTGATACTGTGCCTTGAATAAGTTCTTCGAATGCTGCTTTCCCTTCTTCCAAAGTACAATAGTATTCTGGATAAGGTCTATAACAGACGCCTACCTTGTGGGTGAAGTCAAGCATTTGCCCTATCCATTGTCCCAGTTGGGGCGAATGTTTTATTTCGAACTTCTTAGGTCTACCAGTGATGGGATATCGTTTAGATAAGTTATAGAACACATCCCCCTCGGTGGGTTCTACGGGAATATAATGCTGGGTCCTTTGGCTGTTCTGTAAATTAAACGTAAGTTGTTTAATATCCTGTTCTTCTGTACTTATAAGCCGTTCAAATGTCTTCCTGAACCGGGGGAAGAAAAAGTAGGCAGGAAGGTATAACGTAGTGTGTTTGGTCTTCATCATAGGGTCATAGTTAATTAAAAGGCGAATACGATAGTGATACCATTGTACGTCTTTTTGATTTAGTTGTCCAGTCATCAGGGACACCACTGTACATCAAAACTAATGATACAGCACCGTCACCGTGGCGTGTGTTTCCGTCTAATCCCTTAGCGCTATAACCTCGCGGTGTCTTTGGGGTGCCGTTTTCCAGAACTACAGATAAGTGGTCTTGGATCAAATCTTCATCCCAAGGTAAGTTAAATAGCCTTCCCTCGATGGCTGACTTGTAGCGTGGATAGTTTAGTTGGTACCACTGGGCTGTTATTTTGACTGCGTTGATTTTATCATTGCCGAATTCATACCTGATGCTTTCAGCTAAGTATTCACCGCTGCCTGTGGCATCGAAACTTCCTTTGCGAAAGTTGGTCAGGAAACGTATCAGGGTAGCAATGAAGTCACGTTGGCTTTCATGAGGTACGTTGCTAAGTTCGATAATTAAAGGACAGAATTTTTCTTTTTTAATTGTGTTAAACAGAATCGATATAACTGTATGGTTACTAAAACGTCCGAAGTCTACACCAAGCCACGATTCGTAGTTAGCCTTGAACTTTTGTAAGTAGGGTCTAACTTGGGAAAACCAAAAATCTTGCAAAGATTGGGTAATAGCTTTGACATTAGTTTCTTTGGTGTCCCCATAGTATCTAAACACTTGATAGTCATCGGTCATGACATCTGTGATTAATTGTCTAGTGAAGTAAGATCGACTGCTGTTCGACGGGATGCAGAACAGTTCTTCATCAGCCGTGTCACCGTATTCCTTAATCAACTTCTGTTTCCATTCTTCCTGACCTTCGAATGTCCAGGGAATGTTTTGTTTCTGACATATACGTTGATACAGGCCTTGGTTCAATGCAGCATTCAAGTCTATTTCATGGACTGACGCCGGGAATTCGCCAGATTTAGCTGCAATAAGCATTTGATTGAACTCACTGTTTTCCCCGTTGTGAGTGCTGATTAATCTAATCTTAGACCCCCATATTCGCATAGCTGCAGCTGCCTTCCACAGTTCTTTTAAGCTGTTGTGGAAAGCCGCTTCATCAATACATATGACCCCTTGCAACCCCCTTAGGTTAGACGGCTTAGATGTCAGCGCCATCACCTTGTGGCCAGATGCCATGCGTATGATTAAGGCAAGGCAATCTTCTTTTTCGTCATTGATAATTCGTTCGATACACTGTTCAAAAGCAATGTTGAGTGCTGTTGCTATTCCAATGGTGGTTTCAATAAATTCTTTCCCCAGTTCTTCACGTACTGATATATAGTAATAGTTTTGTCCAGTATTGGCCGCGGCAATTAACACTGCATCGAACGCTTCAGCAAACGTCAGTCCAATGCGTCTGGACTTTACCGCTAACTTTACTGGGGATTCATCCTGCAACCAAGCCTTTTGGTAGGGCAAAAGTAATTCTTTAGGATCCAACACTGGTTTGGGTTAATAGAATTTAAATACTTTCTTACGAATCTTTTCCACTGATTCGTCAGTTAAACCTACACTGGCCGGTTTGTTGGCGAGTGTGCTAGGGTTATGCTTGCCAGTAGTGGTGGTAATTAGTTTGTTCAATATACGGAACTTCAGTTCTTCATTATCGGTTTCTTCATATAACTGCCAAAGTTCCTTTATTGCGCGTACTTGGTAGTGGGCCAATAAACGATTACTTTGGATCTGATTGTTCTGAACTATAGCTTCAACACGTTGGCTAAATTCGGGGTCTTTCATGAAGCTTTCTAAAAGGTCTTCACTGATACCCAAAGCGTTGAAAACTTCATGGGTCGAAGCACCGTTGCCCATTATATCGGCGGCACGGTGTTTTACTTTGACAAAGGCATCAGTACTGAAAGCGTCCATTATAGTAACATTACAAGTACACAGATCCATTATAACACAAAATGGTTATTACAGGGGTTTTACAGCGAAAAACCTTAAATAAAGCGAAGAAAGGAATGTGTCTTTTACTTCCATTTAAAGGCCTAATGTGTTAAAATGGTTAGGTTACAGGTATATTATTGGTATGACTACTTTACCAGACCGTTCTAATATTGATGCCGTTACTTCGACCCAGGGGGTAATTCGACAAGCATTGGGGGATCTAAGGGATTACCTATTCGAAAGCTTCGGTTTAGTTGGCGGTTCCCCTAGTATGACATCGGCTGACTTAACCAATGTTACAAGGTTAGGTGTAAGGACCGATAC